GTTGTCCGTCTGTAAAGGTATCTCCTTTAGATAATTGAGCCATAGTTATTGTTTAGATGTGTTGTTTTGTTTTTGCATAGTTGCGTACACATAAGCAGACCTTATCGATGGTCTTAAATTTGTAGATGTATATTGAACTTGCAATCCTGTTCCTATTTTTCTTATAGGAATTCTTCTTGCCGTGTCTTCGGTGAACTCAGAACCAAATGTATCAATGTTTGTTACGGTGTCTGGGTTAAATGTTTCTGCTGTTGTTAGCACTTGAGAACCAGCATCGCATACAATTTCTGTTTCTATTGTGCTATACCTTTTGTCTCCAATGCTGTTAAACGAATAACGCCTTGTTTTCAAAATTGAGTTAACAGCATTTTGCGGAAAAGATGATGTAGTTAGCGTTGAAGGAAGATAAAAAGGAAGAATTGGAGTACCAGCATTAGGGTCTCCAACTGCCCAGTCTTGATACTCATCCCAATTAAGTTGTTCCATTAAGAAAACACCTTGGTCTGTATCAATACCAAATAAACGCCTTTTATTGTCTTTTTTAGCAATTACAAACGCAAAGATATCAAATCCAGCAGGGTATGTGTCAACTGACTCCCATTGTTTTAATATAAAATTATATACCAAAACAGCGTTATTATCGACAGAGGAATCAAGCGGAACGGCAAGATAGTACCTATTGTTCCAGTAGGTTGCAACAGCACGGTGAGCGTAAGTACGGTTAATTCGTTGGATAACATCATCAATAGGGGATGAAATAGGGTCAGCCATTGTGAGCAACTTCATAGACTCCGCAGAGGCTGGTTGAGGTTGCAGGAAGTAAACTCCGTTATCTGAAAGGAAGAAAACGCCACCACCAGCCTGTACAACAGACTTTCTGGCAGAACAACCGATATCCGTTGCAAGCGTTTTTATGTAAGATGTAGCCGAAAGACCATTTCCTGTAGCATATCTGTCATCTCCTACATTGATGTAAAATATACTGTTACGCATAAACACCAAGAACTCATTAAGCGTCCACGGAGCAACTCCAACAACTTGGTCATTGCTACCGCTGTTTATAGTAAAAGCATCAACAGCATCCCAATTGTAAAAATCTAAAAAGTTACTAACAGAAACAGTATCGTAGTCTCTTTCAGTAGTTGTTACTGTGTGGTGCGAACCAAGTGCAATCATACGATTTGCATAATAAAGCAAACCTGTTGAACTTGGGAATTCGTGTCCAGTACCTGCCGATGAAGGAAGTGCTGTTATTGTTACAGTTGTAACATCCCACTCCAATGGACGCTTGGCTCTTCCACGGCTTATGTAAACCTTATCCATAGCCGCTACGACATCGCATCCATCTTGAGTGGTAATCGTTTCTCCTGCTGGGAAACTAATCTTAGCAGACAGCGTTTCGGTTTGTGGATGGTATTTATACAAGCCGTCAGTAACAACGCAGATTATAATTTCCTGACCTGTATTGTCAATGTATGTACCTACGCCATAAATAACTTGACCGACAATAGCACCAATAGTTTTGCGTTGCATACCTTTTCTAACAGTAGCAACACCACGGTCTAATCTGAAATTCTGAGACTTACTAACAATACCTTGAGGCAGAGCACTAGGGTTATCACGGCTGTTAAGCCCGATAAACGCTATATCTCCATCCTTTTGGTATTCATTAGGCATTAGTCTTTAGACTTGAGTTTGTTGAGCATTTCCTTGCCCCAAGAAACCTTCTCCGACTTAGCATTCTTAATGCCAGCGTAGAAGCCTCCTAGGAAGGCTAGGGCAATGACTGTAAGGGATAAAAGTACGGTAAACATAGGTTAAACAATTTGATTCATAATTCTAAAATCAGAAAGCGTTCCATTAACACTTACGAACCAATCAGCATTAGATACAAGAGAAGTTGTAAGAATTAAAGGCGGGAAGCCTGTTACAAAAGAAGTGCCATCTGAAATGCCAGAACTACTTACATCACCAGAAAGAACTCTTGCGTTTACGATACCTGTATTTGTTGCCCTAATCCAATCATAGCCATCAAAAGTATACCACATTGAAGCCGCAATTGCATTGGCTAGTGCTTTGTTATTTGTAACTCCTGCGGCTGGAAGGGCAGATGTTGTTATAAAAGGATTAGCAGATGTAGGTGCAGATGCACTTGTGATAGCCGCTAACTGGTCAGCCGTAATTTCGTTACCGACTTCTACGACATTCGTAGGAATCATAACACCGACTGACAGGTTAATACTCATTAGGCGATAGACTCCTCAATTGCCGTGTTTAGTTCTGCTAGGGTTTTACCAAAGAACATCTGAACGCCATTAATGCAATCGAACTGTTGATTTGCTTCAACTGCACCAATAATGACAATCTTTCCGTCAAGGGTGAACCCAGCAAAGCCTTTATATGGAGTGTTTATTGTATACATTATCCAATGTTAAAGTCTGAAAGACTGCTCCCAGTAAGTTTAACTTTGTATTTATCAGTTCCAGAACTAGCCATACCAGAGAAATACGAAACATTAGTGCCTTGCACCACACAAACTGCGTATGCACTTGTTGTTTGATTAACAAGACCCCAGTTGCCAACGCCAATGTTCTTGAGAAAGAACGGCTGTGTGGATGCTCTCCAGCCCCAATCAATAGCACCATTGGCTCTGTCAATTGATACAGCAGAATAAGCAAGAAAGTTTGCTTGCTGTTTACCTACGGAGTCAGCGTATTGTGTGAACTCAATAGCCATTAGACAGTACTGATAGTGATGTTGATAGCAGGTGTACCAGCGTTAGCCACAGCGTAAAGAACGCCTTGATAGTTATCAATTGAGAACTGAGACTGCGGAGGAAGAACAACACCAACTGTATCAGTAGCGTTGCCCATAACCTGTACGGTTTCAGTAGCAGATGTGTTCTGCACAAGAACAATAATACGCTTGGTAGTAATGTCAGGTGGAAGGGTAAGCACTTGAATCTTAGTAGTGCTTAAAGCCGTCTGAGTAGTCGTATAACTACGCAGGAACGGAGATGATGTTGAGATGATTGCCATAAATTAGTAAGTTCTGGTTATATTTAGTTTGCCGTATTGTCCTTGTTGATTGAGGAATTTATCGTATTCCTGCTCAATTACTTCCTTAGCCTTGGCTTCAATTACTGGTGCTTCTTGAATCTGACCCTCAGAAACAAGCCAGTTAGCCGCCGCCCCCCAAGCCATAAACGCAGAGAAGATATACGGTATCTCTATCTTTGTCCAAGACGCAGGATGCGTGTTAGGGTTTTGCCCAACAGTTGTAGATACAACCGTGCAAGTGTAGAAATTGCCAGCGTGAGGCTTACCAAGAACTGGAGTATATGTTCCAGTACCTGAGCCAGAGTCAAAGTAGACCTGAACTCCTTGATAATAAACTACGGTAGGGCTGTACAACTCTCCCTCAAGAGCAATGCAGTCTTTTCTGTACAAGTACCAACCTGACACAATGCCATTTCCAATGATAATTTTACGAACAGAACCGCTGTCGTATATCTGGTATGGGACTTGAACCGCTTGTGTGGTCTCTTGAGGGTTCTTTGTGTAGACAGCAAGAATCTCATCTGCTTCTGTCGCTGGAGAGAAAGAAACAACCCCGTTAGCGTCAGTTGTTGTCGTGAACTCTACAAGTCTGCAAACATCTGCCCATTGAATGGTTTCCCAAGCCTCACGAATCCTTGCGGATGCAAAATCACGGAACTGAGCGAATGTCTCAGCGGTGATGTTGTGACGGTCATTTCCAGAATACTGGAGAGCGTCAAAGAGGATTTGTGAAAAGTTTGCAGTTCTCATTATGTGAGATAACCGTCAGCCGTGAAAATTGTGCCGTTAACGCAAGTACGCTTGGCGTAATTGGAAACGGCAGTTTCTGGATTGTCCCGAAGAAATTCTCTGAGAAATGAATCATCATCCCAGCACTCGTACCCCAGCCGATGTCCCCAGTAATGGAAAGCGGCTTGGGGTATCCGAGCCTTTAGTTGACCAACACCATCGATGCTTCGGGCTTCGTTGGCGTGGTTAAAAATGGCTGACTGTTTCGCTTCGGCATATGCCTTAGTTTCTTCCATTCTCCACCCACGCAGAAGTTCATCCCTAACCCTGTTTCTTAATTCAGGGGGGATAACCTCCGCTAGGTCTTGAATGATGTCAGCCATTGTCTGATTAGGCGGTGAAGTCGAACACGCCAAATGCCAGCGGGTTGTAGACGCAAAGTCCAGCAACTGCTTCAATCATTCGGGCTTCGCCACCACCGTTGTTGGTGAGAGCAGTAACTCCAGCGACATTGCCGCCATAACGAATCTCAACTTGGTCAAACGGGATGACATAACCAGCAAAGGTCGAGCCAACGCCAGAAGTAGCATTGAGATAGTGTGACGGGTGCAGACGGAGTTTACCGAAATCGCCTTCAAACACATCAACCGAAGAGATGTAGGACGAAGCGTCCGACTCACGGTTAAGGGTTCTGATAGCGGTCATCGGGGCTGTGCCTGAGCCTTGGGTAGATGTAAACGCAAGGTTAGTAAAGGCTCTCTTAAGAGCAGTACCAACGAGAGCGTCATAGTCTCTGTATTGACCAGTTTGGCTGTAGATACCCGTGAGGATATTCTGGACAACCGTTTCAGTCAGAGCCGCAGTTCCAACCGTAGAACGGTTAGCCGTAGGCGTACAGAAGGTGTCAGGAACAGCAAGCGTTGTGTCCTTCGTAGCAATTGGCTGAAGCCACTTGTTAAGACCACGGGTGAGGTAGGGGGTTGAACCACCAGCGTCAGCCTGAGCACCGTTGTTGGAGCACATTGTGGCTTCCATATCACGCTTGATAGCCTGAATGCCCTTAGCGACATTGTTAGCGAGTTCATCACGAACCCCAGCAATCGTAGCGATGTCCTGCGTAAGCGGGGACACACGGACGGCTCTGCGGAAGATTTGGATGTAGTTGCTGAGTTCAGCACGATAGGTTACGCCGCCATCCTTGACATAGTTGTCATAGGAGGTCACATCCGTACCATCGACTGTACCAGTCGTCTTAGGTGTAGGAAGTGAATCGGCTTGCCATCTGAAAAGTGTATTTCCAGGTTTTGAACCCTTCTTTGCCATCGATGTGAAAGGAGTATCCTTTGCATCAACGAGTGCGATGAGGTCAGCGAGGTCTTCTCTTTTTCCAGAGGAGATGTCTTTTTCTAGGAGATTTGCCATAGTAGTTATATAGGTTTGGGGATTACAAGAATTTGTTAGCGATGATTATGCTCAAATCGTCACGGGAGTTAGAAGACGCATATCGTTGCTTTGCGACCTGTTCAGCAACCTGATTTTTCTTCAGGGGAACTGGGCTTGCAGACGACCTAGGTTGTGCGAGTACTTTTTGAGGAGTAGTTACTCTCTTCTGGTTCTCATAGACTTTTATGCCTGTAATGAGGTGACCTAGTACTAACTTATGGTCAGGTGCACGAAGTATTTCTGGAAATGCCTTGATGAAAGATTCTGCCATCTGTCGTTCCTTACTGGAACGGTCTTTCCACCACACATAATCCTTTTGAGCCACCGCTTCAAACTGATTGTACGCTTGAAGGAACTGTGCTCTTTTTGGGAGATGTTCTTCAAGTGCATCCATAGATTTAACTTTAATCTTTCGGATGTCCTCAGCCGTGTACTCTACTTCTTCGCCATCTGACTTTGTCACAACAGCACCATCAGGGTTCATTTCGCACCAACGCCTAATTTGTTTGGCTTGGTCAGCCTCTCGGCTGATTTCTTCCATACTACGGATGTGGCTGAACGGGTTGCTTGAATCTGGGACTTGGGCTGGCTTGGTAGCCTCTTGCTCCAATCGTTCCACTTCTTGCTTTAGTCGTTCAACTTCCGCTTCGGCTTCTCTACGCTTGGCAGAGAGTTTATCGATGCGTTTCTTAACGCCCTTTGGTAGACCTCTTTCAATTTCTTCATCGTCAGACTTGGTTTCTTCGGTTTCCTCGGAGTCTTCTGATTCTGAATTGTCAGCGGTTGTTTCATTTTCCTGTGAAAGAACAGCACTATCTTGTTCATAAGCGGTGCTTTCACCTTCCGCTTGTTCCTGACCTTCTTGGACTTCAGGAGACCCGTTCTGTTCCTCACCGCCTAGGAACTTATTGCTGATAATATCAGCGATTTCATTTAAACCAAAAACTGCGGAATTGTTTTCGGTGTTTGTCGTGGGGTTGTTTTCAGCCGTCCCAAGGTCGGCATTATTCTTTGTATTCATTAGATAATGTCTAAAGTCCTATATACAGAGTTTTAGAATGGACTCAGAACCATTAGAAGCCTTTAAGAGGCAAAAAGTTATTGTTGCAAGAGGATTACTTATCCAAGCCAATTTCGCCTGAATCATACTGTTCAGGTGCTTTTCCTTGGTCGGCAAGTACTTCATCCCGTGTGAGTATAAGAAGGTCTCTAAAACTGCTTAAAGAAGAGGCTCTTCCTGAATGCCAA